GAAAGAACACCAAAGAAAGGGTAATACGAGCAACAACAACTTCACATAATCAACCGGTAAAGTCGGACCTGGCAACGGTGTAAACCAAAGATATTCAACACCATCTTTACAGACATGCTGAATTTCTGCCATACGATCTAATGCAATTTCAGTGTACTCAGTACATTCAAATCCAGAATGTGGCTCATACTCCAATTCTTCCTTTTCCTCAATCACAGGTAAAGTGGGAGCATATTTTTCAAACCACACTTCCTTCTGCTCTTCAAAAGTACGATCGAGCATAGGACACATGTGTGACAAACCATTTCGACTAGCCACCTCCTTCATCTGTTCACGACGGAGTTCGTACTTCTCACGTCCGTGAAAGAACCATTCACGCAAAGCGCCGTCAATATTCTGTGCAGACTGTTCGTTCAACGAACAATGTTTAGAACGTAATACAGCCTTGAGAGATTTAAAAATACTCTCTTCGTCCAACGTCCCAAGGTAATATCCTACCTCATGGAAACGATTGGTGCGCTTAAGAAAATCACATGCTTCATCAGTCAAAAATGGCACTGGTTCTGCCTCCTTATCTGGCATTGTGATCTTCATGTCAATGGTGGCCAACTTTTCGGCCAAAGTCATGTGATTGAAATCCGGATAATCCTCCGATGCCGAAGACTTGAAATCATCACCGTATGTGGCCAAAGCCACAACGTCTCGAAATCTTCCCATAAAATCAGGATAAATCTTCTTGAATCCAATGCGAACAAGCAATGAATTGACAATGGAGTTGATGTATACCGTAAGATTCTGTCCAGAAGGGTTAGAACCCTGCAGCATCACCAAATCACCATTGTACGACATCATCGGATACACAATCTCGGTTGCAATACCTCGCATTATAGTTAAATCATCTTCACTATATCCGCATTTCTCAGCAAAATCAATTAAAATCTTGAAAGCGGCAGATGTAAGCTTGGCAGCCATTCTCAAATCGTACTTAGAATAGTCGCCCGCTACAATGCGATCAATGCCAAATTTCTTGATATGTTCTTGCAACTCGTCCCATTCCGGACCCATGGCATTAATGCCCACTGCACACTCTGAAGTAAGAGGGAACAGCGACATAATTCGAGCAATTGGCAAAAAGTATTCGCGAACTGCTATTTGTAATGCAATGGGCGCGGCTTGAAAAACACGAACCTTTTTCTTTCCTTTTTTAGTAGGTTCATCCTTCAAACAAGCTTTAAAAACTGGGTAATATCTCCTGCCTTTTCGCATTGCTGCTTTAAGCTTGTCCACTTCTTCCCAAATTTCCGGGGTAAAAGTGCGAGGACAATTGTGTTCTTCATTGGGTTCCAAATCAACCATGAAAGGTTTTTTACTACCTGTCAATGGATATCCCGGAGAAGTATTAGACTCCATAGCATTCACGAATTTGACTCCATCTCTACCCGAAACAATTTCAATCTCAGTGAGTTTGGAGACCTCTTCCAAAATTCCAGGAATGTCCAAAACTTCAAACATTTGTCGCTCATAATCCTGAACAGCCCAATCCAAAATATCAGTCTCACAACCAATAGCAGGATCGCTGGAATAAACCAAACTTTCATACCAAGATTTCCACTTATGGAATTCTGGTCCAGTGTATTCAGTTTCATGATCACAAATTTCCGCCACATCAACGGCAATGGGTGTAGGAACGACATTACTATAAGAAGCAGTCGCCCTTCCTTTACAAGACCCAAAATACCGTATATTGCACGGATCGGGAAGCCAATTTAGTGGTGATTTAGGATGTATCTGAGAACTTTCAAACCACTCCACTCCATAATGCGCTGTATAAACGGTTCCTTCGCTTATATGATCCAACGCAGATACATGTCGTGCAAGATAATTCTTGTGCATATCTTCAAACTCACCTCGAGTCAAAGAAACAGCACATCCAGTTCCTGTTCCGGTCAATCCACCAATATGAAATCCAACAATCTGGGGTGCCCGGGTCTGTGAAACCATGGTGGCCATGCACATTCCCTTAAACGTTTTCATGTCGGAAATTTCATAATGGTAGCCGCCACTTTTCCTTACGGAATTGTTAATTTGGCCATATTTTGCCATTCCATAAGCATCCAAATATGTATCATCCTTATTCATAAAAGAAAGTGAAAAAGGAAAAAATGGTTGCTCACAAAGCGACAAATACTCGCGCAAATCAGCAAAAGGAGAAGTGTTACAGCACTGTACCAATGCTAAATCTTTGTTGGGGTGCACATACGCAGTATCGACACTAAACATTTCTGTAAATTGTCCACCACGAATTTGCTGACCCCGACGAAAAATACGAAAGGTACGTGATTCCTTGGTCAAAATATGATACGGTATCAGTAACATATTAGAACACATAAAAAACCCATTTGTAAAAACGCGTTTTCCGTGCTCATTTTCATAACTGACATATACCAAATTTTTCTTGACCATCTTCGTCAAATCAGAATGCGTAATACACTTACTTTTATCTGAAGCAGGCAAAGGCTCAGCTTCGACTCGAGTCCAATCAGAACTCTCGCCGTCGCGTTGCTTAATGTCGTCCAAACTTTTCGGTTGTATATTGCCATGCGGCTCCATCGTTTTTGTTGATGAATACAAGGCACACGCAGCTCTTAATCCAGCAAAGATAAAAGTGCCTACCAAAGCATATTTCAAAAAAGCGTCTCGGGAACGCGTGAATTCGAGAGGCAAAGCATCTCTCCTATCACGAAATTCCTTGATGACGCGAACATGCGTTTTGGTTGCGCACTGGAACAAGTACGGCCAAACAAAAGTGTTCATAATCACTCCAAAAGATGGTCCTCCCAAAAAGAATAGGAAGGACGAACAAAAGGCAAACATCAATTGCCAATAAGCCATCGCAATGGAAGTAGAATTTGTGAACACCAGATAGCGTTCAAACCACGGAGAATCCGTGACGGCATCTGGCAACCAATCGTAAAATCCAAACAGCGAAAAGAAATGCAATCTGGAATTGATGGTCTGTAATCTTTCATTCGAAGAATTTTCGAGCCAAGTAGTAAAGTTCTGGAAAACAGGAGCAAGCATTCGGAAAATAAATCCTAAACACCAGCGCCAAATCCAAGAACTAACTATCTCAACTCCAAAATGCGGATCATAAGGCACGGCTTGTTCACAAGCAGCTTCAAATTTCGCTTCCGTGAAATCTTCCATTTCAATCAATTCCTGCTCCTTCTGCATTTTCTTACACAAAGAGCATTCCGATTGAACTTCAGAATGTTCACATATAACGATACATTGACGAATCTTTCCATGATTCGCAACATAATCTTGTTGTTTTTTGAAGTGCTCACGAGACTTCATAATGTGGAATGCGAGAGCTTCTTTGTAGGACAAACCTTTTGTGGGCTTGCCTCTAAACATAAAATACTCCCAATTTTTAACTCCCCATTCCTGAATATCAATTTCATAGGCATCAGGAATATTAGAAAGTTCTCCATCATTTAGGGCTCGGTATTTGTCCTCACTGAAACGTTCATGTTCGGCATATTCGGATTTCAGTAGAGGCTTCATTCTTATCCCGCGTCTTCTTGCAGAAGCGGGAGCATTGGACAGTTTTCCAAATAGCAAATCGTCCAAGTTGGAAGTCGTAACAACCATTTTAGGACGCCAAGCGACTTTTCCTTTTTCGTTCGCTTCAGCCTTTGGTACATAAGAGACAACATTATTACAAATCTCAATAATATACTTCAAAGGATTTTCATTTTCAAACTCCAATACAAAATTTCCGAAATCGTCCAAAATAATAACAACAGTGTCGTTTTTGACTGTTGAAGCAAATTTGTCACCGGGGTTAACGGTAGCAACTTGTTTCTGGGTGTATTTAACACCATTTGCTTGCAAAACAGTTTCAACTAAAACCTGAGTCATCATGGACTTTCCAATACCCGGTTTTCCGACCAGGTAAATGGAATAAGGAGCTTCACGCAATCCTCCAGCAACAGTCTGCTGAATAAATTGCAATTTCCACTCTTCAAGTTGCATGCATCGTGCATCGAGAGTCCTTTTCTCGGCAGGATTTTTCGTTTGATGACGAAGAATCACATACCCAGACAAAGTGTTCTCAAGCACATGTGCCAACTCGGCTTCGGTTGTATACTTCGTGTTCTTAAGATCACCTGTACAAAGAGACTTCATACTGGCGCTCAAACTAACATAAGATTCATCCAAAATCCGAGCAGTTTGATTATCAAAGAAAAAAGGACGCAAAGAACGCGTCTTAAAAGCTTCATATCCAGCTTCAACAAAATAATCTGCTGTAGCCAAAATAGCATCCATGATATCAAAAGCACTTGCTTGCCTCTCTTCAATCTTGAGAGTAAACATTTGCATGTCTTTAATTCGGAAAGTAACATCTGCGGCTCGACACAAACCAGCAGACACGGCAAGAGACAAAATACGTTGCAAATATCTCCAAGCAGGCATCTTCGTCACAGACTTCCAATTGGAAGTAATGGAACGAAAAATACCAAGCCACGAAGGAGATTCCGAAACTTCGTCTTCAATTCCAT